CAAGTATTGCACTTGTCCATGACCCAATCTTCAATGTGTTGCTCAGTGGCAAGGGTGTCGTTGTCACCGTACTCCATTACTTTTTCTTCCCTTTTTTAGCTGTCTTAGCTGCTTGTTTGAAGGCTTTGGTAGTAGGTGCGCCTTTAGAACCGGGCTTACGCATTGTTTCACCAGACCCTCTGGCAATACGCTTGCGTTTAGCGTGTATGTTTGAGTAAAGTCCTCTTTTAGCCATCTTAGTACCCCGTTACTGTGTCCAAAACTTCATGGTCATCTATTTCAAAGTCGTATGTGTACGCTATCTTAGCCAGCTGGTCTATGTAAGCCAGTGCGTCCACAAGGTCATCATGTGTCAGTGGGTCAGGAAATTGAAATAACTGGTCTAAGAACCGACTGTTCCATTCACCTTTGGATAAGGTAATGAAACCATTTTCAAACCTGCCCTGTAGCGCCCACATGACTCTATCAGTCTTCTTTTTGTTCCCGTGGGTTAACTCATCAACCCTAAAGAACATCCCGTACCGCTTCATCATGTCCGTTAACGGGGACATAACAGCCTGTCTAGCAATACCTTTCTCTATCCCTATGCCTATGGGCCTGTAGTCCCTGACAACCTCAAATATCTTTCTGGCTGTCTCAGACAACTCCCAGCGCCCATGCACTATGTTCTCTACGTGCCAATGTCCATTGTCATTGACCTTGACAACCGCTATGGCTGTCTCGTCCAGTTTACTGTTCTTAGTACGTTGTTTATTGACTTCCTCAAAGCCAGCTAAGTCAATGGCTATGTAGTAGTCACCGTACTCAGGAGTTTCGCCAAACTTGACCCAATCCTCCTTGAACATCTCAGAACCTCTGGCTTCAAAGGACGCCATAAATTCCTGTCTAAACGCATAGCTTGACATACTCTTTTTAGCTACGTTTATCTCATCCTCATCCAACAGAGGATTGTCATAGCTTGTAAAGTGCCACGCTTTGTACGTTGGGTCATCATCTAACTCAGCGTACTGGTACAACTCATAAAAGTGATTACGTCCCATTGGCGTACCAATGAACAACGCATTACCCTTTTGGTCAGCCAAGGCTGGCCTAAGAATCTGCTCAAATACTTCAGGCTTCATGTCTGCGTATTCGTCCATGACCAGAAACTTCAAGGACACACCACGCATAGTCTCTGGTCTGTCCGCGCCTTTCAACGATATTGTTGCACCGTTGATTAGCTTAATCTGTAGATTGTTAATGTGACTAGACACAATCACTGGATTCCCCAGTTCAAGCAGTGTCTGCCACATAATGTCTCTAGCCTGCCCCTGTGTAGGTGCTACGTAGAAGACATGCCCCTTGCCTGCGTCCAAGGCATTGACAATCAACAACCATGCCGCTAGTCTGGACTTGCCAGTACGTCTACCAGCGGCTACAATCTTAAACCTTGTAGTGTCTCCCCAGACATCTTGTTGCCAAGGGAGTAACTCTATGTTTAGGTCAGTCATATTTTACTGTCTGGTATATAGCTAAAATGCTTAAAGTTCCCATAACCCAGACATATCAATAAGACCACACAACAGGGCTAGACTCCCTAGTGTCCACATGCACAAAGCTCTTAGCGACACCTATCCCGTTAAATCCCATAATCATAGCAGCCTTAATAATCTTATGACGCTGTTGACCGCTAGTGGTTCTAATGTCCGCAGCTATGCCTTGGGCATGAGTCCCCGGCTTAGCCTTCTTAGCTTCTATAGAATGCTTAGGAGACCTATAGCCACTGGTGATTACAAAAGGAAAACCACAGGCTTCCCTTAGCTCATCTAGTTTTCTAACAAAGTCTTCATCTATCTCATTCTCACCTGTCTCTTGACACTTAAAGTCATCTAACTTGAAGTATTTATATATCACTTTCCGTGTACTCTCCTTCAATGGTATTGTCTTCACTTGGGTCAGAGACACTTGTGGCGACTTGCCCAACACCTGAGATAGTAATTGACACAGACTGTCTCCCACTGGCTGAATCCTTTTCAAAATAACTCAATGGCAGCATCCTGTCCATAACTAGTTTCCATGCTGCTGCTTGATTTTTATGGTCATCATTAAGAGCAGCATTAAAAATACTTTCCAAAACTTTGTTAGATTTAGGCGAAGCAAGCATTCTAGCCTTATATTCATTAATAATGCTAGCGTCACCCTTTGGCCGCCCTACTTTACCCCTGTTTCCAGAGGTTTTAGAGACTACATCGGTCTTCCTTGGTCTCCCTCTTTTACGTTTAGGTTGTTCCATAAAGTATTTACTCTCCAGCAAAGCTGGCGCTCCTTAGTCCCTAAGAATACTTTTTGATTATAACATATTTTTTTACAAAAGTAAAGCATTATTTTAGATTATTTAGTTATAACAGCACTCCTTTTAGTGTCTTTTTGGTAAATTCCAGTTTTCTTTTGGATACAAGAGGTTAGTATACACTAACTATTGGTTAATTTAACCTAATTTTGGTCTATTTTGTATGTCAGTGGGAACTACAACAAAAGGTCGCAGCCACGCGCACCCCCCGGCCCTTACGTTAACCCCACGCCCTTGTGCATTCTAAGGCTTTTTATGGCTGGCCTTGGGTAATGTCGCGCCTATTGGGTTCCTGAGACTACCTGAGACAACCTGAGAATGCCTGAGAGTGAGTGTTACTGTAGTACCCTTTGGCATCCCTTTAGACACCCCATACAACATGAACAAAATTCAAGTGCCTTTAGCTAAACATGAAGAATGCACATGTTGACCCCCTAGTTTTCTGCGTTCACGTAGGCATAATGGTTTCCAAGTTGAGCGGGTAAGCCTTCGGGAGCAATACCTAGCTTGCCTTACGATGCCAAGGGGTCGTGATAAGGGGCAAGCCAAGATACGCTGAGACGCTCAACTACTCTGAATAGCCTCAGAGGTTTTGCCCAAGTGCCCTTGGCCAGCAAGCGAAACCAACGAGTTACTAGCAGAGACTTAGAAAAGCCTAGCCGTAGGCTTGCCTAGTGGAACGAGAAGGTCTCAGGGCCGGTGTTAAGTTCTTACTTCTAAAGCATTATGAGTTATCAACTTCGGTTGGTTCCCTACGGCTAAGGCTTACTAATGTCTATTAGCGATAGTCGGCATTAGTAAGTCACAATGGAGTGTTGAGATGTTCAACTATCAAGAACTGAAAAGGGTAGCCACTAAATACTACCCAAGGGAGCGCGGTTATTGTGCAGTGATTGCTATATCAGTAGCGGCGCAAGTTCCCTTTGGTAAGTCTCGCAGCCTACTACACAAGTATGGGCGCAAGCAGGGCAGGGGGGCGCAAACGCTTTGGATAAACCAAACGCTTAGCAGCTTAGGGTTTTCTGCGGAGCCAGCCGTAGACCTTGGAGTCGCAGGCAAATGGCCAAAGACACTAGCCACGGCAACGAGAGTATTGCCAAGGCGGGGGACGTTCTTACTGTACACTCGTGGGCATGTTAGCTGTGTCCGTGACGGTGTACTGGAAGATTGGGCAGCAGAAAACGGCAGTCGAAAGCGGGTGCATGCTGTCTTTGAAGTAATCGAAAACTAAACAAACGAGGATAGAAAATGACAAACGAACAACATACCGCAGCACTTGAAGCACTTGTGGATACGCTAAAAGAGCATGGTGCGGGGGACTATGCCGAAGAAGTAGCGCACTACTATATAAAAGAAAAGATAGTTAAGCTGGATTTGCACGTTAACAGTTACAAGTTTTCTTCTGGTGTGTTCTTATATAGTGACGTTATAAAGCATGCAGTTGAATTAGTAAAAAAGACGAAACAATAGCAGACTAGTGTTCTATTGTTGCCCATTGACACCAGTGGGCAACTGTGGAAACAGTAAGACAACAAATGAGGATAGAAAATGACAGAACCTAACTTAATAAGTTACTATGACGTTAATATTCTTCTACTTGATGCAGAAGAAGCAGAGACAGACACACCTGTCTATGAGTATGAATTATGCGGGTGGGTCTACCAAACCAACACGTTAAAAGAAGCAAAAGAACATATTAAGCCTAATCTACCAGAGCATAGGGCGTATTGGAAAAACTTTTAGTTAATGTCCCAAGGGAGCATATAGTATGACAAACAACGAAACCTTAAACTGGGAGTTTATCCGCATATGGTTAAAACAAAACCTGCACATAAGGACGCTATACCGCGACGGGAAAACCGTGTTTTATGTTCACCCTGTCGGCGGTGAGTACCGCGAATTGAAGCCTTTTGAGACGCCTTAAATGTTCTATCAGTACCCATTGCATACAGTGGGTACTTGTGGCAACATTACCAAAACTAATGAGGAATTAAGAAAATGAGAGACTTACCAACAGCTAGCGACATCAAAGAATCCATAACAGACTGTAACACTTGGTACAGACGGTTTTTTAGGTGCTGGATTGATGGTTCATATCTTGGATACGACCACTATCAAAACAACTGCGACAAAGTGCGTAGTAACTACAAAAGCGACAGGGCGCTACGGGCCTTGGCAATCTCATCTTTCTGTGAGTTTGTAGCGCATGAGGAAGACTGCTCACCCAGCACTGTGCAGCGGCATCTAGTGCGTGAGGTGTCGCTTGATGACTTGGAAGCACTAAACGTGGAGTTAATAGACGACCTGCGCGACTTGGTGCGTGACGAGATGGAGGTGGCATAACATGGACAACGAGCAAATCTATTGGTATCATTACGCACTAGCGGCGGGGTTGTTCCTGCTGCTACTTGTGGACTTTGACTCATTAACCTTTTTGGGATTTTAATTATGGACTTATTCAACACACTAGGCAGCAGCCTATACCCTAGCGGCATGATTGACCGCGCAGATAGCGACGAAAGCAACCCAAGGTGCCCTTGGAATCAATTGGAGGATGACGCA